GTCCTAGCTGCACATGAGCATTGGACGTACCTCTATTAAGAATATGAACAGTGTAAGTTCCTCCAGAGGAGCCAGCCTGTCCTATGTTCGCTGTTGTATTTGCGCTTAAATCAACGCCTGATATTTTGACTGCCATTATATTTGCCCCATAAAGAATACTTTACCAGTGGATATTGATGAAGCAGTTTGGAAAGTGGGAGGCGCACCTGCTCCAGCAGACGTTAATACTTGCCCTGCACTGCCTGTTGCCACCGCTACAGGATCTCCATTAGCATCATAACTAATAAGGTTTCCGTCTGTTCCCCCTGCCATCTTTGCAAGCGTTATCGCATCGTCTGCTATCTTCGCTGTGGTGACTCCATCACTTGAGCCAGTTGAATCAACGATAGATGCGGTTACCACCGAGTTTGATGCCAACTGATCTGCTCCCACGGCATCGTCACCAATCTTGGCTTGCGTCACAGCATCGTCTGCTATCTTCGCAGTTGAGATACTTCCGTCTGCTACCACACCCACAGAACTAGCGGTGAACGCCATGACCTCAATACTTGTACCATTGGGAGGTGCTGTGCTAAATGTCAACGTTGTACCCGACACAGCGTATGTGCCTTTCTCTTGGTAGACACCATCAATGTAAACCTGGGTATTGTTTTCTGTGGAGGGGTCAGCGGATAAAGTAAAGGCTGTGGTGCTGCCGTTACCCGAAAATTCATTTGTGGATATGTTGGTTGCACCAGAACCGCCTATGTCTCCCCAACTGTCGGTGTAACCTTCAAACGCACCTGTTGTCGTATTGTATCGGAAAGCTCCTGCGACACCTGTTGGTCTGTTTCCTGTAGTCCCAGATGGGACATAAAAAGCCTGTGCGCCAAAAGCCGCTGCCGTAATATCAACAACTGCCGCTCCTGATCCTGCTCCGTCAAGATACACAATCCTTTTTGTACCGTTGAGGATAGTAATCGTAGCACCCGATCCCTGCTTGATGATAATAGACTGACCACCGCTAGTCGCATTCTCAATGATCTGTACTCGCTTGAGGGTATTAGGAGCGATTGTGATAGTACAAGCAGAATCTAATGTGCCTGTATACTGAAGGTGTAAAGCTCTGGCAGGGTCTGTAGCTCCATCTGCTACTGTGCTAGTGTGGGTATCTGCGTTAGTAGTAATGCTTTCTGTGCCTATACCTAATGCTTCGCCTATTAGTTCAAGGCTGGTGTTGGTGGTTGTACCCCAATCTGCATCTCCATCGGCTGGTTCTGCTACTCTTAAATTATTTACAAATGTTGCTGCCATAATTTATGCCGCTATCTCTTCCCAATTTGGTGTTTGTGATGCTGTAATCGTGCTCCAGCTTGGCGTTTGATCAGGAACTATTCCACTCCATATATTTAGAGAGCTGATACCACCCGTTGCCGCAATGCCATTGACCTGGACTGTTTCTCCGCCTCCCGCACTGATGGCTATACCACCCAGGGAAGCAGTTAACTCGACACCGGAAACCGCTACAATCGTTCCAGCTAAAGCTGTAGCAGTCCCCAGTCCGCTGGTTAACCCGGTAAAAGCTACGTCTTGGTTGTATCCACCCCGGCCATAACCTTGCGTTATTTGATTATAGCCAGTGAAAAATACGGTTACATCAGTCATTAGGCAATCCTAATTATTGCGCTACTTGCGTCTGCTGTTGGAAATTGAATTGTAAAATCGCCAGAGGTAGAACTTTTATCTGAGCCAAAATCTAAAATTAACACGGCTCGATTCGCTGACCCTGCGGTCGTCGAAGAGTTATAAATCATCGCCCCTCTTGCAGTTATGGTTGAGCTACTAAAGGTTAAATCTGCGAAGTCCGTTAGAGCTGTGGTGCTCGAAGTCGTAGGCGTGACGTTAGTTAAAGCAGCGCCTCCCGAACTATATCCGGTGCCCGACGTCTCGTTACTTGTAGTGAACGCCGTGGTGGACGCGCTCAAACTTGCACTGCTTGTATACAAAGCTAATTTAAAAGCGTTTCCAGTTCCTGTTGAGGTGGTCGTGCCTCCACCTGATCCGTTCGTAAAGTTATGTATACCTTGCAACAATTCTTGCTTGAAAGACGTACACATTGCCTGAGTAATAGCCATTATATTTTCCTCAATAGTTGAGCTAAATCTTCGTGACCTTCATTCACAAGTTTGTTTTGCAAGGTGGTCCGATCACTTTCTATCGCTTGTTTTGCCGTATGAACAATAACCCAATACATCCTTTCTCGAAACGCTTTTGCCTGTTCCTTCAAGATTGGGTCTGCACCCTCGGCTATTTGAATAATTTTATCTACCGCAAACGCAGACAACTCCTCTGGAGTATGTCCTCGGTTAATTGTCGTTTGCACTTCAACGGTGCCGCACTCATTTTTTATGTCAACACTAAACATTATTGTTTTTGCCTAATGACTTTACCGGTGCGGTACTCATCGGTCGTCTCTTTTGCTTCCCCAAATAACTTCAAAGCAACAATTGCTTCTGTGAAACGTTTATCGTACAAAGACACTAAATCGGGCTCACCTTTCATAAAAATATAAGCCTCTAACAAAGTACCATAAAGTAGAGCCACATCAGCGTTCTCACTTAACCAAGTAGTACCCGACTCCGCTCCCGCTGTAAGACTAGCTGGACGATAGAAATAATGAAGTTCTGCCGAAAAATCACCGTTTGGGGTGGGTCCAATAATAAAATTGTCAACATCAAACTGTGCGTAAAACCGAGGATCTCCCGTCGTCGAGGCATTAGGATTCATCGTTTGCACAAAATCTGGGTCTTTAAATTGCAAAAAATTATGCTCACTGGAGCTATTAATGAAAGAAAGAGAGTAAGGAGCTAAAAAATCTGTTGGACACGCTAAGAAACGATTACCCGAAGACAAGGTGCCAAGCGCGTTTTTTCTAAACAAACTTAATTGAACGTTTTTTAAAATCCGCTCTTCGGCCTGTCGAATAAAAACAGGCAAATTTGTTACAAAAGTGGATTCATCATACTCAGTGTAATCTTGAATAGCTGTTTTTAGTTGAGCAAAAGTAAAACTCATGAGGTCACCACCGTTACCGAACCGACGTTACCGCTTGCAACTGTTAAATTTACAGACGAGTTTTCTATTGTTTCTACGCCTACAAACACAAGCAAAGGCTCCGTCCTATCAGGACGTGCATTCTGCAAAGCTTGTGGGTCGTTAACTGTACGAAACGGACCTAATTGAGGTTGTTTTGGTTCGTATTCATCCGGCCCGACAAGTAAACCATTCCATTCTCTTCGCATCAGACGATAAGGATACCGTTGACCAGAACGATCACTTATTGCAAAAGCTTTTTTTCCCGAAGCAAATTTCGCCATTACCCTACTCGATAATATTCGAATTTAGGAACAACATTAAAAGAAGATCTATCTCTGTCTTCTGTCGCCGCCCTTTCAAATTCCTCCTCGTATACCGCTTTTAGAAGCTGGACGCGATCGGGAGCCCTTTTCATAGACAAATAATAAGCCAATCCTGCGGCTAAACACGGATAAAAACGAAACGGTATGTCCATAGTGTTAATGAACGTGTCCGCGTCATCAATCCGAGTAAGCGCATCATAAATTAACGTATCTGTGCTGTTTTCCGGGACCTGCCAAATTTTTAAGTTTGGTGTCACTTGACGATCTAAGAAAAACTGATTAGGGCGACCTTGGGTGGTTTTGTCGGGTATAGTCAAAAATTCATCTCTGCTCAACCGCAACAAAGAAAAATCTGTACCATCCCGACGAACCACAACCGACAAGATATCGATGACATCAGCCGATAAAGAATATTCGGAAGTTCCTTGTGTTAACGCTTGTGTCCTTTGAGCAATAGTCCATTGATTCAAACCACGATTTGCCCAATCGGCCAATAATAAATTGAGAGATCTTTTTGCGCTTTTTAAATCATAACCCGTGCGAACCTCTTGCCCGCAACGCTCGAAGGCTTCCTCAATGTATTCCGTAACGTCTAACTCAAAATTAGCACTTCCTGAAACAGCCATTACTGTTTTACTACCTTGTAACCTTTAGCTTTCGCCGCAGCTTTAAGCTGTTTGAGCGACATTCCGGCGTCCCCACCGGTTTTCATGCGTTTTGGTGAACCACCCCCTCGCATCGGAACAGGCTTTTGTTTTGCCATCGCTCCACCGCCCCTCTTTCTGACAGGCTTCTGTTTTGCCATCGCTCCACCGCCCCTTTTCTTCACAGGCTTCTGCTTTGGCATTGCGCCACCGCCCCTCTTTCTGACAGGCTTCTGTTTTTTCATCGGCATTTGAACTACTCCTAAGTTTTAAATAAAAATCTTCTCGGTTTGCGTACTGCTGTGCAAAATATTGATCGTTCATGTAATTTTCATAATAACCTTTATGAACTAATTTGTAAGCTGATTCTTGAATTTTGGAAAGACGTTGAATAAATACCATTAAATAAGGATCTTCGACCATTTCTTCGACTTCCATATCATCATCAACAAACTCTGCTTCATCATCGTC